CTGTAATCTTTTTTTGTTTCTTTCTTTTCTCCTCTTCTTCAGGAGTTAAGGGTTGAAATCTTGGATCGTCTAGGCTTAGAGTAGCCATACGTTACTCCTGTATTTCAAATGTTAACGGATCTAATCTGTAAGTTCCACCTGCATTATCAAATATTAAAAAATCTGTAGTTACAGGATCATAAATAATATCTCCAGGTTTATATTGATCTAAAGGTAAAGCTAATATTTTTCCCTTGTTATCAAATGTGTATGGTTTAAATCCTCTGTATTTAGCTAAAACTTCAGGTTTAGCTTCTCTTCTAAATTTAGTTATATTAAATGCAGTTAAATCTGGTCTTTCTTTTACTGCAGGATTTTTACTTTCTGCATATGTTTCCGTTAGGCCAGCAACTACATTTTCAAATGCAGGTCTTACTTGTTCTGTTCTAAATTCTTTACCAACTTTAAGTTCTGCTTTTTTTTCTATTTGTTCTAATGCATTTTTATTTTTTAAAATTTGTTGATCAATTTTATTTTGTCTATTTGCATCACCTTCAGATCTAACTCTTTCATCTTCTAATCTAGCTATTTCTTTTTTTATTCTATTTGCTTCATCGGCTTGTTCTTGATCTATGTCTGCAATAACACCCTCAAGGGCTATATCTCTTTTCTCTTTTCTTTGTGCAGATAAGTTTTTAAATAAATTTTGTGTAGGTTGTTCAAAGGCCATAGCTAAATTACCTAGTGTTCCACCACCACCTGTTTGCGACATACCTCTTAATCCACCTTGTATAAGTAATTGTGCAATTGGATCTACAGCAGGTGCAGAGTATTCATCAAGAACTGCTTTAATTCTTTCAGATGGTTTTTCATCAGTGCCATTTGCATATAGGTTTCTCATACCAGAAGTAATACCGCCTCCGACTTCACCGCCTTTTCTAAACATTGGTCTTCTAAAAGTGTTACTCATATTAATTAGGTAATGCTCTATATATTCCTGCTAACGTAGCACCTGCACTTAATGCTGTCTGTAATGGACTAGGTGTTGGTTGCATTTGTGTTTGTATTCCGCCAGGGTATCCTGAGATTAGACCCATGATGCCTGATCCTAAAGTCTGTGCCGCTTGTAATTGTTGATTAGCTTGTGCCTGTGCTAATTGTTGTTGAGCAGTTAAACCAGCTTGCGCTTGTGCTTGTTGCTGTGCACCAAGTGTTGATAGTGCTCCGATCTGTTGACCTAATAATGCAGGAGTTGCTTGTGCTAATCCCATTTGATTCATAAAATTCTGTTGTGCCGCTTGTTGTGCTTGACCAAAACCTTGTTGTAATAATTGTGCTTGTAGTGCCGCTCTGTTTCTATCTGACTGCGCCATAAACTCAGATTCGGCTACACCTTGTCTTGCACCACCAAATGCACCAGATCTAATCGCTGCATCTGATAATGATCCTAAACCTTTTTGTGCTTGTCTATCAAAGTCTTGTAAAGCTGTGTCAATAACATCTCTTTGAAATGGTGACATAAATTGTTGATAAGCTTGAGGGCCTGTGCTTGCTGCTGCAGTTTGTAAAAAAGGTTGAAAGCCACCTAATCCGCTCGCTAGATTTTGTGCTTGTGTTTGTAATGCACTCGGTCCAGCTACAAATTGTGGACCAAATATATTAGCAAGATTTTGTTGTTTAAAATCACCAACTGCTGAAGTTAATTCTTGTAAATATGGTTTTGCTGCAGCTTCTATAAACGGAGCTGGTTGTTGTATTTGTGTTATAGTTTCTGTAGCCATTATACTCTTCCTCCGTTTTCTAATTGTTTCATCATACTATACATACGTTCGGCACCTTTGTTAACGTCACCATCGCCCATACCTCTTACAGCATCGGCAGTAAATACAAATTCGTTATTTGAAAGCATCGCAGGGATGTCGTCTGCTTTCTCTTTTACACCAACTGGAGGAATAAATCCACCAGTATTTCTAAGATCTAATTCTGTTACACCTGCAGGGTTTTCATTCAATGGTAGACCCATGATGCCTGATGCCTGAATCGCGTTGTCTTCTGCGCTATCTCCAAAAGCATAGCCAATACGGCCACCGTTTGCCATTAATGAAATTTTAGGATCTAAACCCATTTCTTCTGCTTGTTTTTTTCTAATTTCTTGTTGAATTTTTAACTTTTCTAAAACTTCATTTGAGGGTTTATATTTGTCTCGAATTTTATTATATATAAATATAGTTCCTTCGTACAATCTTTTTTGTTCGGGAGTCATTTTATCAAAATCAGGACTAATTAAAAAACCATCTTTTTTCATTGGAAAAGATCCTAAACCATCTGAGAAACCAATACGGCCACCCATAGCTCTATATTCTCTCATATTTTGTTCTACAAGTAAATCTATCTCTCCCTCTGTGTATCCAAGGTTTTTATAATTTGTTCTAAGTTGATCTTCCAACTCATTTAATTCTTCTTGTGTTCTACCCATTATTCTTTCTTGTGAAGGGTCTATATCTGGTTTTGTAAGATAATCAGTAAGACCTGCAACACCTGTTCCAATAGCCACGTCTCTTAAAACATTACCAATTTTACCAGCAGCTTTACTTTCAAGAATACCGCTTACAAAAGGATTGTCTGCTATTCTTTGAAATAAATTCATATTAGTTGTTCCAAAAGGAATCATTCCTCCTATGCCTAATACAGCAGCTTTACCTAAATCAGATTTAACAAAATCTTTAGCTTTGCTTACTACTTTTTTAACAGGTCTAGTTATCTTTTTAATAAAGCTTCCTAATCCGTATAATTGTCTGGGTGTTTGTCCTCTAGAAATAGTCATAATTTTATTTATAATATATAAAAATCCTTTGTTTTACAACTTAGAATCACCACCTAAAGGTAGCGCTTCTACCGTTACCTTAACATCTCTTCTAATATCATCGGCTACAGTCTCTGTTTCAGGGTTTTGTACGTCCTGCATAGCTTCTGCGTCTGAGTTATATTCTTGCCCTGTTTTCATATTAGTTAATGTAACCTCTGTTTGTGGTGTAATAATCTTGACAGGTTTACCATTTATTATCTCTATTCTGTATGATGCTTCTGTTTCTATAAATGACATATTAATCCCTGTTTATTTCTAATATTGACATAATTAAGTGTAATCTATCAGCTGTTGCAACCTGTGCCTTTAATATCTCTCCCTCTTGCAATATTATTGGTTGAGTTATTAGTTCAACAGTTGCTTTTGCAGAGATAGCTTTATCTTTAAATAAACTAAATACTGCACCAGCTGCATTAGTTATTGTAATAGTAATACTATCTGCGTTATTAGAATCTTCTGATACCACTATATTTTTTATAATAGCTCTAGAATCAGATGGCGTTGTATAAACTGTTGTATTACCAGTAGTGGTAAAATCTACTTTTGCATTTTTATATACGTTAGCCACTGATAAACCAAGAGAATCTCTCTTGCTCCTGTTTTACTTCATTTAAAAAAGTAGAATTCAATTGATCCTTTATAAGTGTTATTGATCTGTTAATCTGTTTTTGATTAGAAACATCATACTCTTCTTTTGGTTCTGGTATTCTAACATTTATCTTTGCCATTATCTACCTCTTGCAAAAGCTCTACCTGCAGCTTCGTAACTAGGAGCACTTCTACTAGGTCTAGAAGGAGCTGAACTTGTATCCCCTCTACCTCTATCTGTAATACCAGATCTATCTCTATTAAAGTCTCCACGATCAATTGCTCTTTGAAGATCTCTTGCTTCTGTCATTGTTCTTCTTCTAGCTCTTTCTCTACCTTCAAAGCCTCCATATTTTTTCATGTCTATAAAATCTGCTAAATTTTTGGACAGACCAAAATCTGTGTTACGTAATCTATTATTAAGTCCTGACAAAGATCCTAATCCACGTGTTATTAAACCAACAGGACTAAAGAGAGATAAAAAATTAAATAATTTTCTAATACCTGTTGGCTCTTGAAAACTTTTTCCTTCTAAAGTTTCTACTTGTTCAACATCTGGTTCATTAGCAACACCAAAAGAAGTATCTATACCTAAATTTCTCATTGGTGTTTCATTAATCGCACCACTAGTATCATATTGAAAACCAGGTCTTGTTCCATCTAAATAATTAAACATTCTTTTCGTACCTTTATATGGATCAAAATCATAACCCATAGTAAAATCACTAAAAAACGCGGGATCTTCTGTTCCATATCCAAAAGGATATGCAGTACCAGGAGTTCTCATTGTATTTATAGCATTCATCATTCTTTCAGAGTAAGGTATGGTAGCATCTTCAAATTGAAAAGATAAAGGACTTGCAGCCTGACTTAAACTTGCAATACCTTTATCACCAAATTGTGAACTAAGTAATTCTTGTAATTGTTCTTCTGTTAATGGTGGCATTATCTTCTCCCATCCGGTTGCACGTCTAATCTAAACGTACCAAAACGCCAAGACTCACCACTTGAGTCATTTTCTATTTTAAAATTAATAAAACGGCCTCTGGCTCTTGTATCCTTTTTATCAGTAGATGAATTGATTGTAAAGGGACTCAAAGCTGTTGTGGCATCAGATTGTTGCGGATATCTTTTAACAGCCATACTTATTTTTGCATTACCATCTAATGTTTTAAAATCAGGTACAAAACGTCTTACAGCTAAAAAAACTTCACCAGCTAACTTAAGACCTACCTGTTGACCTTGTCTATTTCTTTGCCTTTGTTCTAAATCTATGTCATATGATTTTATAAATGATGTAACAATAGTTGTTGATCCATCTTCATTTACTTGATCTGTTCCTACTTCGTGTTCAAAAAATTTAGTTTGACCTAAACCATCCTGACCTACAACTGCTGGAAAAGTACCATTTGCTGTGCTATCATATTTTGTTCCATAAGGTTTAGGATATACAATTGCATCAATCCAAGATGTTCTTGCCTCTGTACCTGTATACCATACTCCACCTCTCATTGGTTCGCTATAATTAAACACAACATATTTATCATTAAAATTAGATCCTTGAGATGGATAATACCAAATAACTTCTGTAAACAAATTATTTATACCGGCTGCAACTTGTTGACCTTTTGTAGTATCAAAGTTATCATATACAAAATCTTCTACACTACATGGTAGTGATTTAACTGTACCATCAAACATAAAGAAACCATTTGGTGATAACCAAAAAGCTGAACCATCTACTTCAACAACTGCATTCTTACCTATTAGTCCGCAGTTAGTGCCCACCTGCTCAAAACCAAATGTGAAAGGTGATCCAACAAATTTCATTGTGTATAATGCATTATCTGTAAATACTAGAATTGTTTCTTTTGCTTTGATAGCACCAACTATTTTTGTACCATCTTGTAATCTAAAATCACCAGAACTATTAATTGCTGTTGCAGTATAATCATTAATATCTTCTCGATCAGAAAATCTAATAAACATATCATCTTGTGTTGTTGTGTCTCCGATAGTTGTTTCAGTTCCAAAATGACATAAGTGTCTAGTTGTTGGTGAAACTAAAGTTAATCTTGATGCAGTTGGATTATTACCTGTTGCAAAGCCAGATGTTGTTAAAGACGCTCTTGTAGTTAAAGGTGTTGCAGCACCTGCGTTCCATGTAAATGTTTTACCATTCGCAATTGTTGCAATTAATACTTGACCAAAGTTATCTAAACTCCAAAGACCTGGCTCAAGAGTTACTTCTGATGCAAGAACTGCTTCGCCCCAATCAGAAAAATTTGTTGCGTCTACAACTGCTGTGCCATCAGAATGAGCTGCTTTACTTGTTCCATCAACTTCTCTTGTAATGGTTGTTAAGTTTGGTGATGATACACCTGTGTATGAAATTAATTCGTTTTCAACTAATATTCTTCCTGATGAACTAAAGTTTGTTGTTGCATCTAATGTAATTGAAGTTCCTGATCCACCTGTACCAGCGGTATCATTTAACAACGCTCCATCTAAATTAGATGTTGCAGCTCCAGGAACTGATCCATTCCATTGTGATATACCAAAACCATAACCATAAGATTGTGCTGCGGGTCCAACTTTTTCGTAAGGTTTAACAGCAATGCTTCCACCTGTTGATACGGTTGCACCAGCATTAGAACTTTGTGTAATTGTAAAAGTTGTTGGTGTTGGAACTGATGTTACTTGAAATAATTTGTCTTCAAAATCTGATGCACTAAAACCTGTGCCGCCTGGTAATGTTACACTATCAAATAATACTATATCTCCAGGTTCTAAATTATGTGATGTAGATGTTGTTATTGTACAAATAGCTGAGGCATTTGTAGTTGCAATTGTAGAAGAAGATAGAGTTGATTTTAAAGGTGTAATGTCATGTAATTGTCCTTCAAAATATAAAAGTAAAAATTTATCTGTACCTATTGCAACGTATCTATTTCCATCAAGATCTACAAATCCATGTTGCTTTCTAGCAACACCAACGATGGTATCTGATATTAAAGAAGACCAACCACCTACTTTTTCTGGTAGACCATATCTAAATCTGACATTATCAGAGTCTATCCATCTATTTTCTGCACCTGCAGTTGTATCTTGTTTATCAATTCCAGGTAAGAAGTTATATTCAATAAGAGCCACTATTCACTCCTATGCTGTATTAGTTTTGTAAGCCCAGCCTCTTGTTGCATCCACATATACTAATGTAAAAGCTTGACCGTTAGTATCTAGTGTCAGGTTTGATGTACCTGTGTTTATTGGTTGACTGTTTCTGTTAACAATCAAATTGTTAGAATTAAAAGTTCCTCTTGCATCAATAAATGTAACCTCTGATCCTACTGCTGGTGATGCAGGTAAAGTTACTGTGATTGGGTTAGCTGTTGTATTTGCAAATATCTGATCACCATCTACCGCTGTGTATGCAGTGATTGTTGAAGAGTTTAAAGTTACATAACCTTTGTTACGAATACCAAGACTAACATTTGTACCATCAGAGTACACCAATGACTTAGATCCAATTGGTAATACAACTCCACTTCCTGATACAGTTTTAACTGTTATTGTATATAATGCAGATGTACCTCTTGTTGTTGCATCTTCAAATATAATTATTCTTTCAGAACCATCTGGTATGGTTACGTTTCTATTAGCACCTAATGTGCCAGTAAGTTTAATATATAAATTTTTACCATTTGATGTTGCACCATTATCAAGCGCTAAAGTTAAATCTCCAGATGCTAATTGAGATGATGATAGATAACCTGAAGATAATTGTTCTAAAATTTGTAAGTTTGTATTGGTGATCGTACCCCAAAGTCCTGCTTTTTCACCTGTTGCTATAAGTTCTAGTTTTGAATTTGTTGAAAAACTTGATGCCATAATTCTCCTAATACGGGTCTATTGGTGTCCACACTTGACTTGCTCCTGGGTCAATGTCATTCCAAGTAATAATACCCGCGTCTTTTATTGTTAGCGTCATTGGTACACCAGTTGGTAATACGTTTGCAGCCGCTGTAATACTAACACTTCCTGTGCCAATGGTCAATTGATTTCCTGTGACAGAAACATTGGCTGCCGCTGTAACTGTAACAGTTCCAACACCTAGAGTTAATGGCGTAGGATCAGGTGTTACATTGGCTGCACCACTGATTGTTAATGATCCAAAACCAAGTGTTAAAGGGTTACCAGTTGGTTGTACAAAAGCCCCTGCTAAAGCTGAAGAGCTACCAACTGCAAGAGTTAATTGATTACCTGTTACATTAACGGTAACGTTTGGATTAAAGAAAGATGTAGATATTGGTGCAGCAGATATAGAAGTATGACCGAGCATTTATTACGCTCCTGGATCAATAATGTTATTACCTTCTATCTTGACCCATTCTTGTATTTCTTGGTAATCTCTATTTTCTTCGTCTAATGGAACACACATTGTAATTCCATTTTTCGTAAGTTCATAACTTTCGAATTCGTTATTGTATTTATTGTAATTTTTTTTAACTAATGTAATCATAATTATAACTCCGCGTCTGCTGTAAAATGCCATGCAACTATACTTGAACTAGATATATTTGTGTCAACATGAACATAAGTTTCTCTACCTCTACTACCACCAAGAGATCCTCCATTATTCCAAGAACCAGTATAATAAGATGCTTTGTTAGAAGTGCCAGCTAGGTCATAAACTGTGAGTGTTGGTGTTGCTCTTTTTCTTGTGCTCATTATTATTGAAGCATCTATGTTTGCAGTAGCACCACCAAATTGAAGACCATAAGAACCTCCAGATCCACTTGTTCCAGGTGCATCTGCCATTTGATAGCTTTTTTCAAAATATCTCTGACATCTTTTTAAATTAACATCAAAAGGCAAAAACTCAAAGTCGCTCGCTTGTGAGCCTGCCTCAAGCTGAACTCCTGTAACATACCATTCGTTTGATGTACTATCGGCAAGGTTGACTTGACCTACTGCTCTGTTTGCAGCTGTTGTAGAGGCCCATGTAGTTGCTAAAGTACCAGATGACCTGTCACTTCCAACAGCTAGATATAAATTTAATTGCAAACTATTGGCATTATCATTATCAAAAGCACCTGTTGTGTCTGCTGGAAATGTCAAAGTTTGTTTTTCCCAAGTATCAGCACTGCTTATTGTATATGATTTTGAAACTGTTCTTGAATTATCCATATCTTGTAATTCACAAATATAAGTCCCTGTTTTATTAGACCTAACCCAAAAAGAAGCTGTAAGTTGTTCTGCACTAGATGTTCCTTTTTTCAAATATTGTAAATTTTGACCTTCTATTTTTTGCATTAAAAAAAGAAAATCACTTGCAGCAGGAGATGCATCAGCAGTAGTACAATCTACCTTAAATGATTTTGCAAAACCTTGACCAGTAGGAACAGTTGTACTCTGTGACACTGTCCATACACCAAGACTACTATTATTAAATTGAAATCTGTCTACAGTTTGATAACCACTAGCTGTTGAAGCAGAAGTTCCTCTTTGAGCAATGCTCATATCTCCATTGATAAGAATGTTTCTAAAATTAACGCCTCTAATATCTGCGATTGCTGGGTCACCTAATCTTGTTAATGCCATAATTTATCCTATTCTATAATTTTGTATGCTCCAAAGTAAGTTCCTTCTTGATGAAAATCAGAATTTGCATTATCTGTATTTTCTACTTTACAATAAATTTCAACATAATCATCAACACCATCTAAAACTACAACGTGATTAATTGTGGTTGTGGTATCAGCACCTGGATTATTTCTATCGTCAATACTAGATCCACCAGTTATACTTGATCCATTTACTCTAATATTTACTTCAACTTGATTTGTTTGTGATGTACCTTCATTTGCTCTTACAGAAGCATAAATCCAATATTTTCCAGCTTCATTTGGTGCAAATGCATAAGATGGTACAGATATACCATTTAAAGTTACTGTGCTTCCAGTAGCATTATAGCAACCTCCAACATCATAAACTTCTTGATCCATTTCAACTTTTGTCATTGTATTTTCTGAAATAGTTTGATTACCAGATCCGTTTCTATGAGCAAAAAATGATGGAGTATTAGTTCCACCAACAGGAGAACCATTATTCTGTAATGTTCCTACGATATTTGTCGTGTCACCAGATGCACCGATAGTAATAGTGTTACCACTCTCGTTGATAATGTTATTACCGTCTGTGTCCTGTATCGTGTCTGCTTTTAATATACTTGTCATTATGCTCCTATTATTTTAAATGCTCCAAAATATGTTTTTTTATTACTAGCACTAAAAGAATTACTGCCACTACTACTATTAGATTTTATGTGAGCATATATTTCCACATAATCATCTGCATCTAAATCCATTATTGCTTGTGATTGCACATTAACATATTTTACTGGATTTGAAGTATATTTGTTTTGATTATATCTATAAACTGATCCATTTAAATAAATTTGATTTGATAATTCATCTAAATCTGAATTACCACCTCCTCCGTTTCCTTCAACTGAAGAATAAACAAAATATTTTCCAGCTACCGCTGGGGTAAATCTATAATTAGTACTGTTATCATAAGTGCCGTCACTATCAAAAACCTCTGTTGCAAATTGAACTTTAACACTAGTGTCATTAGCAATACTAGTTTGATTTGAACCTAAATGCGCTTCAAATGCAGGAACCGCTTTCATGGTGCTATTTAAAGTAGCTGTTCCGTTAGAAAGATCTATAGTCTCTCCAGATTGACCAATAGTAATAGTCCCTGACCCAGAGCTTGTTTGTATATTCGATACTTTTAATGTTCCGTTTGCCATTATACTCCTATTCTATTAATCTAAATCCACTAAATTCAACAAGTTGAGCATCTTTAGTGCTTCCTGCAGTATGTCTAAAATAAACTTCAAAATAATCACTAGCACTTACACTTTCAATATTACAATGTAAATGAACTTGATAATCTCTGTGAACATGAGAAGTATTTGCTACCACACTTCCATTTTTATATATAAGTACTTGTGCATAATCTGTGCTTGTAGTATTAGGAAAATAAACTCTTGCAGTAAAAATATATTTTCCACCTTTACCTGATGGAACTGTAAATTTATCAGAGGCAAATGCACTATCACTATCAAAAGTTTCAGTGTCAGCACTTAATTTAACAAATGTATTATTAGCACAAGAGGTATTACCACTATTGCTAACTTTAAAATTTGGAGTGTTAGCACCAAATCCAGTTGCTGTTCCAGAGTTAGTTATGGTTGCCCCTGAAGGTATAGTAATAGTATCTCCTGATGCACCTATAGTTAAAGTAGTGCCTGAACTTGGTTGAATTAAATTTGTTTCTAATGTGCTCATTATAAAATTACAAATGTACTCCCTGATGGAATCGTGATCGTACCACTAATAGTTACTGGTCCAACCATCGCTCCGTTTGTTGAGCCCGGCATTGACAATGATGTCAACGTCTGAGCGTTCTTTACAAAAAATGTAGAGGCTAAACTTCCGGCTGTTACTGTTGAGTCGGTTGGTGTACCGATGTCAAAAGTATTACCGAGAACGACACCAAAAAAAGTATCAGAGCTAGCAGGATTTCCTGTGAAAGTTATCTGACTACCAGATATCGTAAATGCGCTTACAGGTTGTTGAATTACTCCTGAAATGGAGATGATACAACTAGCTTCGTTTCCTGGAAGCACAGCAGTACCCCCGACCGTTAAGTTGAACGGCCCTGCAGTTGATCCAGTGAACGACGATGATATGTCGTCTAATATTTGATACGCACCCGTTTGGGGAGCTTTGCCAACGTAAGCCATATGTTTTTATCCTTTACTCTGTTGGGATTGGATTGTCAGTCTTAACTTTTGCTACATGGTCTTTCCATGTAGAAGTGCCGTCCACAGAATCGTGGTACTGCATGTCAAGCTGGTCACCCAAATCACCATAGGCCGCTCTTCTTGCAGATCTTGCAGCGTTTTGTCTTTCAGACAAATCAGCAGCAGAGTCTAAAGCGTTCAGTTGCTCGTCAGTAGGTTTTGCTACACTAGAAATATTCCATTCCTTGATGTAGGGACCCTGACCGTTCGAGTCATCCTGAAGTAGAACGTCTGTTCCAAAATCAACATTTGCTACGCCGTTGTTAGCGCAATATTGTTGAACTTTAGTTGATAGTTGTGCCATAGTTTTTCTCCTTATTCTCCGTTATCTATAACAGTGTTTCCCTCAGAAATCCACTGTTGAATTGCTTGATAGTCTTTGTTTGCTTCGTCTAATGGCACAGCCCATCTAGTGCCATCTTCTTTAACTACAAGATAGCCTCCGAACTCACCATAGTCATATTTTTTTTCTACACTAATAAACATAATTATAACTCCGCATCTGCTTGTATTCCGTTTGATGCATAAAGATGCATCCCATCTGATGTACTACCACTTGTACCACTTGTTGCATACCTAGCATGAGCTTCTGTTGTCCAACCACTCCCACTAGCTGAGACTGTAACAGTAGTGCCACCAACTGATGCATTTCTTAGTGTTGCATCTGACATTGTAGGTGTTGCTCTTTTTGTAGTTTTAAAAATAACAGAATAGCCACTGCTTGCTCCTTTAGTTCCAGCTGAAAGACCTGGATAAGTAGCATCCAGTTGTTCAAAATACCTTTGACATCTTTGTAAATTTGCATCAACAGGCAAGAATTCAAAATCAGATGCAATTGTTCCAGCTTCTAATTGTACTCCTGTGACATACCATTCGTTTGATGTGCTATCTGCAAGGTTAACTTGTGATGATGAAACTCTTGTGTTTGTCGTTGTACTCCAAGTTCCATTATTAAATGTGCCTCCTGTAAAATCACTTCCAGCACCCAACCAAAAATGAAGATTTAAAGATGCAGCATTGTCATTATCTAAAGCACCAGTTGTGTCACCATCAAAAGTAATGGTTTTCTTTTCCCAAGTATCAGCAGATGAAATAGAATATGTTTTACTCACAAATCTTGTATTATCATTATCATATAATTCACAGGTATAAGTTCCTGTTTTATTACTTCTTACCCAAAAAGATAAAGTTAAACTTTCAGCAGATGAAGTTCCTTTTTTTAAATATTGTAAATTTTGACCTTCAAATTTAGTAATTAAAACATTTACATCATTGGAAGCAGGAGAAGCATCAGCAGTTGTGCAGTCGTATTTTAAAGAAGTTGCAAAACCTTGACCAGTTGGAACTGTTGTTGATTGTGAGACAGTCCAAGT